CCAGTAGCGTCCGTTGTTGTCAAGGACGATGACCAAGAGGCGATTCCGAGCCAAGAGGCGCAACTCATTGCGGACGGAGGTCTGCAACTTGTTGATGGTGAAGGTCACTTCGGGGGTGTAGAACAAAGTGCCGTTTTCGGTGCTTGCGTTCAAGGTTTCCGTCATTGAAGAGGTCGCCTTTGTGAGGTCGTATTCAAACCAAGACCCCGACACCGAGGTAGGCGTGAATCCAGTTACCAAGCCGCTACCGTTCGTGTTCACGGAACCCGTGGCGTTCAAGGTTTGGACATAAATAGTTTTGATACCGCCGACGGCGTCACGGCATCCGAGGGCGTAGCCCGTAGTTAGGGAGCAAGACATAGTGTATATTTTATTTTAAGGTGGAACAAAATAACGGGGGGCAGTTACCCGCCCCCCTTACACTTAGGCCAGTTTGAAGTCAACCATGTGGTCTGGATACGCAAATTGTGTTGCGGCCTTAAAACTGGCTTGAAATCTTACCTCGTCGTTATCGCGTGACCAAAACAGTTCAAACTGCTCCTCGTCGGAGAGCAAGTCAGTTCCGTAGAACAGGTTGCCAAGGTAGGTGCAGACGATGCGATTGGTAGAAGTCAAACCTGGCACTGCAACGACACGGACATTCGTACCTGGGTAAACAATGTCACCATCGGCCAAACCTTGGAGGTCAACCTGGTTATACATCACACCCGTGTTGGCTTTGAAGGCTCCAATCAAGGTGCGGAAGTTGTTCCATCCGCAGAAGATAACCAAGTCGTTGCGGGTCAAGATGGCCTGTGGGATGTCGTTGTAAACCTTGTCAAAGATGCTGATGACATTGGAAGTCGTGATACCAACGGAAGCCGACACTGGGTTCCAAGTTGTGGAGGAAGCGTTAGCGAGAACGGTAGAACCCGATGCAGCGTTCAGCAATTGGTTTACACCGCTGAAGTAAGCGTTGCCCTGCCAAATGGCGGTTTCCAACGCTTCGGCAATACGGAGGGCCTTCTGCTCAGCGAATGCCTGCTCAAAGGGAACGCCGTCGTAGGTAGAACCAGCGGTCAACTGGGACTGCATCCAGTATTGCTCCAAGGAACGAGGACAAAGGGCCTCTTGGATTTTCATTGCACCTACGGTGATATTACGCTGGGTGAAAGTAGTGTTACCTGTTGCAGACCAACCGCAGACAGTTCCCGACTGAATGTTTGCGTCGGTGTCCATGAGGTTAAGTGCAGCAGACGATTTGATGCCCACCTGTTTGGTGAACAAGGCTGCGGAACGGGCGGAGAATACCGCCTTGGTGATGAGGGGGAGGCGCTGCTGCTCGGTGTAAGTAGTCAGCGGGGAAACGAATGAATAAGCCATGGCTTTGTTTTTGGGGGGTTAAAGTTTAATTGGATTTTTTGAGAGTTTGGATTGAAGATGCGGTGCGGGCCGAGAATACGGCCTTGGTGATGAGGGGGAGCCGCTGCTGCTCGGTGTAAGTAGTCAGCGGGGAAACGAATGAATAAGCCATGGCTTTGTTTTTGGGGGGTTAAAGTTTATTTGGATTTTTTGAGGTTTTGAATTGCTTCGGCAAGGGCATTGAAGTTCTGCGTTGCGGCGGCCTTCCGTTGCTCCACGATAGCGGAGGCGGTTGGCTTCGGGGCTTCGGATGGGAGTTCTGCGACCTTCTCGACGATGTCGGTCATGGTTTCCATTTGGCTGGCAAATGCGGCCATCTTGTCATTCATCTTGCCCATCTCCACTTCCATGGCAGCCTTCAACTCGTCCATGATAGCGGCAAGGTGCTTGGCGACGATTTCTTGAACGGCTTCGGGGGTCAGTCCTACTCCAGGAGCGGCAGGGGCTTCGGGTGCTTCGCCTTCGGGGGAAACCTCGATTTCTACCTCTTGGGCCGCAACTTCGGTAGCAGGTGCTGGGGCTTCGGCTACAACGACTTCGGTGATTTTGCCACCTTCGGTCTTGATTGTTCCAACACCTTCCACTTGATGCTCGCCGTCAGGAGCGGGCAGGGTTTCGTCTTCGGTTATCACATACACGGCTGTACCTGCAACGAGGTCGCCGTCCACTCGGATGACCGTACCATCTACCAACTTGTAGTCGGCGAAGGATTGCTTTTGGGTTGTGAACTTGCGGAGTTCAGTCCGCAGGGTCATGATAGCGTCTTTCAGGTTCATATTATTGGGATTTGTATTGAGGTTGGATATGTTGCAAAAAGTTAGTCAAATCGTCTGCGAGGCCAGCGAGTGCGACCTCCAGTTCAGTCCCCGTGTTCTTCATGCCGAATAGTCCCTCAACGGAGAAACCTTTGAAGGCGTGGCGGTTCTCCCACACTTCATCGTTCTCGACCTTGAAGGACCCGAACCATGAGCCGTCGGGGGTGTCCTCGTAGCCTTTGGGTGCAAGTACGCCCCGCTCGGTGTCGGTGATGTAGGATTCAAACATGAACACGCCATCCAGTTCGGCATTGTGGTAAGCGTTCACATTGTGCTGGTTGCCTTGCTTGAAATACTTTTGGACAATCTTGCGGATGGTTGCCTTGTCGAATACGACATAGTACTCGCCGTATGTATCGTCCTTGCGATAGATGGGCGTATCGGCAAGCATGAGCGGTCCCGTCAGCACACGGCGTTCTCCCGTTTCAGCGAATCTCTGCGGGGTCTTGGCAAAGGCTTGGAAGGGTTTTTCGATAGCGGGCATATCAACGAGGGCTACAAACTGCACGCCTTCGTCCACCTCATCAACCGTCATTCGGTAAACTGGAAGTTCCATGTAGGCAAGTGTAGCGGTTACCCCAATGTTGCAAATTCGGACAAGCGGCGCACCCTGCTGGTCGTCTGCTGGATGTCACGCTCAACCACATAGGCCCGCATGGGTTGCATCCCTTGGCCTTGGCCGTTCCCAAAGGAGGATAGGTCGGTTGTGTTGGGGTTGGCGAAGATGGGGGGAGCAGCAGCCCCACCCGCTCCCGTTGGCATCGGTCCAGCAGGTGAAGGCGCACCGCCTCCTTCCCCGCCGCTTGTGATAGCCTTGCCTGCTGCAATGCCCGCCGCCGTGATGGATGCAACCCGTAAGCCTGCACGAATCTTGGCCAGGGTGTTGAGGACTTTCAGTTGTGCGGCTCCCGCTGCACCTCCCGTTACGACATTCAATGGGTTGGCCGCCGCCATGACTGCATTGGCTCCCATCTCTTTGTTCAAGTTTACAATGACGCTGGCAATCGCTGCACCTTTCTCAATCGCCAAGGCTGCAATGGCCAAGGCTTTGTTTTCCCCTGCAAATGCGGAGAGGGTTTGCCCGATGGCTGCAACGGAATCAAAGACCACCTGCTCCTTGTAATCCGCAACCGCTTTCTCAATGTTCTTGCGTTCTTCGGCGTTCTTGCGGTCGTGTTCAAGGATGGCATCGCTTTCGGCAAAGTAGGCTTCGGCAAATGCGTTGAAGTCAGCGGTCTGCTGGTCCAATAACGCTTTCTCGTAGGCCACCGAATCGGCCTCCGCTTGGAGTTCAGCAGCGGCAAGGATGGCGAGGCGTTCGTTCTCTGCGATGCGGTCTGCAATGGCTTTGTCACGGGCGGCTTTGCGCTTGGCGTCAGCAGCAATGAGGCCGTCGGTGTGGGCCTCGTATGCGCTGCGGTATTTCTCCAACTGCACCTCTTGGTCCTTCAATGCCTGCGCCTGCTCCGCTGCCCGTTGCTTCGGGTCGGGTAGGTTCAAGAACCGACGAACCGCTGCGGTCAGTTCGTCCCACTTCGCCACAAGCAGACCAACCGCCGCAACTGCTGCACCGATACCCGTGGCAAGGAGGGCGATGCGGAAGGCCTTCATCGCTCCTGTGCTGGTTCCCACCGCCACGGCGTAGAGTGCCTGCGCCGCTGCTTGGCCTTGGGTTATCAGGATGGAATCCTTGTTCAGCAGGTTAGCCACCTGTTGCACCCCGTTAGCGAGGGCCATGGCCGCTTGGACTTTGACCAAGGACTTCTGCAGTTCTTCTTCCTCCGCTCCAAATAGTGCCGCCGCACCTTGGGCAATTTGGAAGCCCGCCGTGATGCCTTGGATGGCCCCGACGAAGGTGTCAATGGTTCGGGTGTCCGAGGCGAGGTTCTTGATTCGCTGCTGGGTGTCCCCGATTTGGTCTTTCAGTTTTCCCGCCTCTTTCTCCATTTCACGGAACGCCTTCGTCCCGTCTTGCCCTGCGAGAGCCATGTCCGCAAGGGTCTTCTGCAATTCCCGCAGGCGGGTTTTTGCGCTGGTCGTGCCAGCGGCGGTCGAATCCTTGAGGCCAACCTCAAGTACAATTTCTTTAGTTACATCTGCCATAGTTATCCTTCGGAGGGTAGTTCGGGGTTTATGGGGGGCTCATATCCTGGGTCCACAGGGTCGGGGTCAATGGGGCCGTTGAACAGGAATTCGGGGTCGCTTGCAATCGGGGTCGTCGTGGTTGCAACAAAGTCGGAGAGGTTCAGTATGCGGCGCAGGGTTACACGGCAGGGCTTCATCTGTCCCACCAAATAGTCCCGAATCTCCAGCAACCGCCAACGGATGCCGCCGTAATAGACGGGCTTGCGAAAGTCCAGTTGGTAGATGTCCACGGACGAGAGCAGCATCGTGAGTTCTAACTGCAAGGCTTCCTGACTGACCGTTTCGTTGATGTAGTTCAGCCAATAATTGTTGTAGAGGTTGTTGTTGGTGTAGGCGTACGGCGACCCGCTTGCGTTCACGGCATTGTAGTACACCAAGCGAGGCTGACCAAAGGCCAAGTCCACGCTGGGGGCGTAGGGGTTGTCAATGTGGGACACGAAGGGCATCTTGAGTATGCCGACGGATAGGGCCACATTCCCGCTGACCCCGTATTGGTAGGCCCACTCGGTCTG